TCGACATCTCTGATTTCGGGAGCGAGTTGCAGGACGCCAGCAATCTGCTGAGTCTCGGGATCGATTCGCCGACATTGAAGCGCCAGATATACCAGCGACTTGCTTTGAAGTATCTGAGCGATGCCCGGCAGGAGACAAAGGATCAAATTGCGCGTGAAATCGATGCGCAGGTATTGAGTTAGCGAGAAAGGAGATTTCATTGTCAGATCAAACGCCAGTGGAAAAGGCGCCCGGCGTCGATATCCGGGATGTGGTCCGGCACGCGATTGAAGAATTTGTCCGTGCTGAGCAAGAGAAAGCAGAGCCGGCCTATAGGGCTGAGTTGCAGGATGAGCGGAAGCGCCGCGAAGGGCTAGAAGCGAGACTCAACCAGTTGGTGGAAGAAAATCGCAAGGCGCGGGCGATTGCGGAGGAAGCGGACAGGAATTCGCAGATTCGGAGCGAATTGCAGCGGCTGGGCGTAGCCAAGCTCGATCTAGCATTCCGCGCGGTGAAGGATGAGATCGTGCGCACCGACGATGGGCAATTAAGGGCAAAAGGTCCAGAGGCGAAGCCGCTGCAGGATTATTTAGCGGGATTTGTACAGGAGAATCCGGAGCTCTTGCCGGCGCGGATTGCGGGCGGAAGCGGAGTACATACGCCGAATAAGAACGGGGCACAGGACGCGCCTGGTTTGGAACTCGACAAGATCAAGCCGGGAATGAGCAAGGACGAACTGGACCGGGTGCGCCGGGAGATTTCGAGACTGGCCAATCAGGCCCTGCGTGGCGCATAGAGGATTAGAGCGCGATCTAGCGAGATAGCCGGTCTCAGGGACTTACGTCACAAGCTGCACCCAGGTAGGTGAAAGTTTGGGGGCGTAAGTAGTAACTGCACGACGGAATGGAAGACGGCAGGCAATCATGGCCATGGTCATTTTTGCTTGCCTTGTTGTGAATTCATTTAGGGAGATTTATGTCAACAATTACATCTGCCAATCTGGCGAATGCGATCGTAAAGCTTGTTGCTGCTGACGCATTGCCGGCTCTGATGGGAAATCTCATCATGGGTAACCTGGTGAATCGTGATTACGAGCCTGTGCTGGCGCATGCCGGCGATACGGTCAACGTGCCGATTCCTCCGGTTCTGGTAGCGAATAACATAGCGGAAGGCGGCACGGTGACGCCGCAGAATCCGAGTCTCGGGAACGCGCAGATTGTGCTCAATACGCACGCTGAAGCAACTTTCCAGATTCCAGACGTGACGAAAGCGCTGGCTTTCCCCGAGCTGCTGAAAGCTTACATGCAACCGGCGGTGATTGCGATTGCCGAGCGGGTTGAGCACGACCTTTTGGGGCTATACAGCCAGTTCACGGCAAATCCGCAGGTAGGTGCGGCGAACACGCCGATCACCGAAGCGACGATCGACGCCGCCGAAACCGCGCTATTTTCGGCGATGGTTCCGGCGAGCGCGTCGAAGTACCTGGTTGTGGATTCGAACACCTATTCGCAAATTCGCCAGATTCCGCGTTTCAGCGAGTACTACTCGGCTGGCGAGGCTGGTCTGAAGGCGCTGGTAGAAGGCAACGTCGGCAAGATGAAGGACTTCTTTATCTTCCGTTCGCAGTTCGTGCCGACCACGGGCGCTGCTACCCCGAACACGCATAACCTGGCATTTACTCGAGATGCGATCGGGTTGGTCGTTCGCCGGCTGCCTCAGCCTCTTCCGGGGACTGGCGCAGTGGCGGAGTACGCGGAGATGGGTAACTTCGGAATCCGCGTGGTTATGAGTTACCAGCCGAACACGCTGTCTCAGCAATTCACCGTGGACGTGCTCTACGGCTGCGGCGTGTTGCGCAATAACTTCGCGGTTCAGGTAAACAGCTAGTTGATTTAGTAAGACAAGCGGGAGCTCATGAAGAGCTCCCGTTTCTATTTAGGGGATCATCCGTGGACTTAAAACAATATTTTCGTAAGATGCGCGAAATCGAAAACACGATTGCAGAGCCGTTCGTGTTAATAGCAAGTCTCGAGACGCCGGACGGAGGGAAGGCCGGCATGTTGACCGAAGTGACGCGTTTCGTTGCGGCCAAGATGATCATCGAGGGGCGCGCCGTACTGGCGAACGAAGGTCAGAAAGAAGCGTTCGCGGCTCAGCAAGAGGCACTGAGAAAGGCCGCAGCAAAAGCGGAATTGGCAAAGCGAGTACAGGTGGCGATCCTGGCCGACTCAGACATGGGCAGTTCGACGCCGGCGAAGAAGAACGATTCGCCGAGCGCGCGAAAGTAGGCCGTCATGGCGTTATTCACGGATGCAGACATCGTCACGCTGGACGACCTAATACAATACGAGACTTCGTTAGTACAGGTGGCGTCTTCGCACGGAATCAACGTCGATACGAAGATCCAGTTGGCGACGAATGCGATTACCGACCGGCTCATGCTTTGGTTATTGAACGTGGGGGCTTCCGACCCGCAGTGGGCGAATCGGCGTACTCTCGGGCTATCGACAGTTGTAGTTACTCCTACGCTGGAACGTTGGTTGAGCTTCGACTCTCTGTCCCGATTTTTTGCCGAGGCGTACAACGTGCAATTGAATACCCGTTTTCAGGGGAAATGGACCGAATACCAGACCGCCGCCAAGGATGCCGCCGAGATGGTTTTCATGTCGGGCATCGGTATTGTGTATAGCGCACTGCCTAAGCCGGCGATGCCGTTGGTTGCAGTTGAGACTGGGACGGTGAGTCCGCAGGCGCTGTATATACAGACAGCATGGACGGATGGCCAAGGAGATGAAGGCGCGCTGAGTCCGGTAAACGGCGTGATACTGGACGGCGACTCGAGCATCACAGTAGGGATGAGCGAAGGCGTGCTGGAAGCGCCCGCGGCGGCGACGGGCTGGAACATATATGCGGGCACGACCGACTCCGATGTGACACGGCAGAACAACGCGCCGCTGGCGATTGGTTCGACATGGGTTTTGCCCACTACGGGATTGATTGATGGTCCGCAACCGGTGAACGGTCAGCAGCCGAATTTCTATATTCCACTTTCCAGGCAAATTCAAAGAGGGTAACTATGCTTCCGCTGACAATCGACGCTGCACAGAAAGTATCGGATCTGTTGACGACCGGAAACGCCTTACAGCAGCAGATCAGCAGTATTTCTAGCTCCAACAATACCAGCGTGCCGTTGATTACGGCGGCGCAGGTGGTGCTTAGCTCCACAATAGCGGCAATGGGAGACAAGGATCTACAACTTACGTATCCGAGAATTTGCCTGTACACCGCCGCAGTCAAGAATACACAGGTAGAGAAGTTCCGATCACTATCCGGGACCGTGTCAGTTACAGCGGAGATTTGGGCCAGTGGAGACTTGGTAAGTCAAACAGACCAATGGATCCACTATTACGTCGAAGCGATGACGAACATTCTGCGGCAAAACATCGGGGATTGGGGCGATGGGGTTTTCTTCTCCGGTGAGTACGATGTACAGCTTCAGGCGCCCAAAGTAGGCGGCATAGGCTATGTGGAACTGGCGACAGTAACTTGCGTTTTAAACGTGAGCCGTAATTAGGAGACGGCCGATGGCACACTACATTTCTTCAAATGCGAATCGCTTCTACGTGGCGGCGGAGATAAGCTACGGAGAAGCTGCATCGGTAACTGCAGCGAATCGTTTTCCGGCTGTCCGGCTGCAGGCGCAGCAGTTGCTCGCATCGGGAAGGCGCCTGGACAAGACGGGCACCCGGACGTTTCTAGGAACGCCGATATCAGCACGCCGCCAAACCGCGTTCGAAGCCCGGACATATCTTACTTCCTGGAGTGGGTCCGGACAACCGTCGTATGGGCCGCTTTTTCAGGCAGCCATGGGCGCACAGCCCAATTTAAGCACTGGCCTCTCCGTTGCTTCCGTGCAAAATAACACCCAGATCCAGACGACCATGGCACATGGGCTTTCGTATGGATCAGCGGTATCGTACAGCGGCGAGATCCGGTTTGTCACCAGCGTGGTCGATACGTCGACAGTTATCCTGAACGCGCCATTTTCGAATGCGCTGCCGATAAACGCAGCGCTAGCGACCACCATAACTTACCCCCTGGCGATAGCGCTTCCGAGCCTGACGTTATACGACTATTGGGACCCGATAACGGCTGTGAGCCGTATCATCACAGGAGCAGCGGTAGATACTCTCTCGCTGTCGGTAGATGGTGATTTCCACGAATTCGTGTTCACTGGGCCCGCATGCGATCTTCTCGATTCCAGCAGTTTTGTGTCCGGCGCCGCAGGGCTAAACAGCTTTCCGTCGGAGCCTGCGCTAGGAAATTTTGACTATTCGGTCGTTCCGGGGCATCTTGGGCAGGCATGGCTGGGTAGCGTTCCAAATCAGTTCTTCACGCTCACAGGCGCAAGCGTCGAGGTCAAGAACAACATCGATGTGCGCAATCAGGAATTTGGATCGTCGTATCCGCGAGCGATCGCTCCGGGTGAGCGGCAAGTCGCGTCTACATTTACTTTGTTCGCTCAGGACGACGCGCAAACGACGGCGCTGTACGCTGCCGCCAAGCAAAGGACACCTGTGGAAGCAATGCTACAACTCGGCCAGCAACAAGGCCAGCTCATGGCAGTTTTCATGGGGAACGTAACACCGGAAATTCCCAATTACGACGATTCGCAGACAAGGCTGCAATGGACATTCAAGAACAACCTCGCCCAAGGAACTTCAGAAAATGAAATTTTTATTGCGTTTGCGTAAGCCGGACCATTCAAGCGTCGCATGGCACGAAAGCCGGAGCATTTCCGGGGTTCGATTCGCGATCAGGCATATCTCTCTGGCGCAACGCATCGAGCTGACAAAGAGCGTTCGCGAGCTGGCCCTACGATACGAATTCCTAAAATCCGGCGAGCCGAGCGATCAATTAGAAGCGTCGCTTTCAGATCTACTGGTGCGAAAACTTTACATAGAGTGGGGGCTCGCGGCGCTGGAGGGTTTGCGAATCGACGGTAAGCAGGCTACACCGGCATTATTGATCGACAGCGGCCCGGAGCGTTTAAGCGATGAAGTCATCGAGAAGATTCGCGCAGAACTAGAGCTTTCGGAGCAAGAAAGAAAAAACTCCTAATCGCATTCCACTTTCAATTTTCTTCACCGGCCGCGTGGAGATGCGATAGCTGCAGGTCAAGCGGCCTGGTGAAGGCGAGAAATTGCGCCTTCGTGGAAATAGAGCGGCCTGCGCGTGCGCGGGCAGTATGGGCGCGAGGCGGCGTGTATTCAATACATTGCCCGAAGTCGGTAATCACGCCGCAGAGTTTGTACTTACTTGATCAGTTTCGGTATTGGAAAGAAGGCGGCGGAGGTGGTTTATGGCACATGCAGGCCAAAACTGCCGATGCGGTGATGATGCTCGAGCGAGCGTGGCAAATGGAGATACAACGTGGCGAACAGTAAGAACAACTTGTCGAGTCTTTTAAGTCAATTAAAGAAGCAAAAGATAACTGGCCTGAGCGTCAACAAGCTGCTAGCGCCGACCAGCGTCATCACCCAATCGCAAGGGGCATCCGAAAAGGCGATGAAACCGGCCAGCGCCGGCGATGCGAAGACGTCTGCAATGGATGCAAAGACTGTACCGACAGGCATCAATTTCGGGTCGCCATCGAACAAGACGACGAGCACGTCGCAAAGCAGTAGCGAGTGGTCTAATCTGCTTCAGCAAACCGCTTCCGGGGGCGTTGCGAGCGCATTTGGCGGCGGCGGACTAGGCAGCATTGCCGGACTCGGAGGGCTGATTGCCGGGATTGCGAGTCTCTTCGGCGGCGGTAAGAGCACGCCCCCTCCATTGGTGGAATTCGAGCTTCCGGCTTCTCAAACGCAAACGGTGTATGTGAGCTCAAATGGCGCTTCAACATACCAGGGCAGCGTTACACAACAGAGCAGTTCGGTGAAGACCGGCGGCGCCATGTACATTAGCAGCCCCACACCGCAACCAAGCAGTCCAAACTCGTCAGCGGGGCAGACGTTTCAATATCAGAGCACGCAGATTGCGCAGGCAGTTAAGACCGCACTGCTGAACTCGAGTTCGCTGAATGACGTGATCGCGGATATCTGACATGGCAAATTTTCCAGTTCTTACCTCCGGCGTGGTTGTGCAGTATCCGGCCGTGATTGCCAGCGGCCAAGGCGCGCAAGTAATTCGATTTCTGGACGCGTCCGATCAACGGTATCTTGTGCAGCCGAGAGCATTACGGCAATGGCAGATTCGGCTGGATTTGCTGAATGAAGACGAAATTCAAGCACTCGAAGCATTTTTTATAGCTCAGAGCGGAGATTATTCACCGTTTAGCTTCCCGGATCCGTTCAGTGGGGCACCGGTCCCAAATTGCCGTTTGGCGGCACCGGGTTTTGTCAGTGAGTACGTGGGGGTCGATGTGAGTTCCACCTCGTTTTGGGTGATAGAGACAAATGGCTAACCTCTTTTATCCGCAGCTTACGAGCGGCGCGCTGGCGCAATATCCCATTCGTAAAGTCCGGCTTGCCCGAACGGTGAAGAATGTGCTACCCGACGGCAGCATGATCCTGTATTCAGATCCGGGCGGCGCACAATTGCGCTGGCAACTGTCCTATACAGAATTGTCGGATGTGGACGTGCAGGCGCTGCAAGCCCATTTCAGCGCCTGCGTTGGGCCGTTCCACAGTTTTACATTTATCGATCCGACTGACAATATGCTGGCATCGAGTTCAGATATGAACGCCTCGCCTTGGCAGATCTCCAGCTTGATTAATGTTACGGCAGGCGCCGCCGATCCAAGTGGCGGCACTAGCGCATTTACATTGAGTAATACCGGGCAAACGAGTCAACAAATCACACAGACATTAACGGTTCCATCCGGATATCAGTATTGCTTTTCTATTTACGCGATGAGCAACGGTCCGTCAGCCATGACTATGATCCGGCAAGGTTCCGTTCGAGAAGAGCAGCACAGTGTTTCGATTGGGCCAGTTTGGACGCGGCTTGTCTCAAGCGGCAAACTCAGCGATTCCGGTACCGGCTTTACGATCGGCATCGCGCTGGCGCCCGGACAGCAGGTACAGCTTTACGGTCCGCAACTCGAGGCGCAGGTAGCGCCTTCACGATACCGTTCCACGGCGCAGACCGGCGGAGTTTACGCCAATGCGCACTGGGCGACGGACCAACTCAGCATCACAGCAGACGCTCCGAACTTATCTTCCACTGCATTCAGCATTGAGACCGCGCTCTAAGGATTGAACAATGAGTACGATAAATCAAGTTAAGCAGCTCGCCGAAGCTGATACGCCGCTGTTGTTCTTTGAGTGCATTCTGCCGTCCGGGGACGTAGAATACTGGAGCACGCATTCCATCGCTTTCAACCAGCAGGCTTATGCCGCAAGAGTCCTCAAGCATAATTTATTCGACCTGCAGCTTTCGGCCGACGATGCGATGGACGGCATTTCCCAGTTGTCGCTGACGCTTGCAAATGCCGATTCAGCATTGTCGGAGCTAAATGCAGCTATTGGATTCAAAGGGACACAACTCACTGTATATTTTGCGTTCGCCGATTTGCAAACTTTACAAGTTACTACGGAAAGCACTATTCTGTTTCGAGGAATCGCCGGGGATCCGGATGAAATCGCAGAAGATTCTCTAACGCTCAGTTTCACGAACAAGCTTTCGCTGCAGCGGATTCCGCTTCCGGAAGTTCGCATTCAGCGTTCGTGCGCGTGGAATTTTCCTACGACAACAGATCAGAGGACGGAAGCAATAAACGGCGGTGTGCGCGGACGGTTCTCGCAGTACTTTAAGTGCGGATATTCCGCGGACATCGACGGAGGAGTTGGAAATCTAAACGGCGGCGAGGCATTTAGCTCCTGCGATAAGTCGCGAACGCAATGCCAGCAGCGTGGAATGTTTTCATCCGACGGGTTGGGGAACGTAACACAGCGATATGGCGGATTTGAGTTCGTGCCTTCGGCCATCATGGTTCGCACCTCCGGCGCGAAAACGTCTCATCTTTCACCCGTTCTTGATGATGCAGCGAAGTACAACGACGCCGTGCCGATTGTGTATGGCACAGGCTGGATCAAGGCCTCAGTGATCTTCGCCCGTAATGACGGCAATCTGACGCACATGGAAGCGCTGCTTGGGATGGGAACCATCCAGTCCGTGATGAAGGTGGTCGTAAACGATATCGAGATTCCGTTAGCGGTGCAGGGACAGGACATGACGACGACGGGATGGTATAACGTCGTGACGACCGGCACTCGCAACGGTAACTTCAATCTGGATTTTACGGATGCGAACGGGAACCCGCTAGGCGATCCGTATGGGAGCATGTCGGTTCTCTCGATCATTGTACCGAACCGGATCAGCAGCGGGAAGTCCTTGCCCAATGTCGAAGTTCTGCTGCAAGGCGTTCAGATTGATCAATATAAGCTTGACGGGAGTTTTCAACAAACAAGCTTCACGAATAACCCGGCTTGGGTCATTTTGGATGTTCTCCAGCGATGCGGGTGGTCGACATCTGATTTAAACCTTCCGACTTTCGCATCTGCCGCCGCATTTTGTGGAACCTTGATCAGCACGACTGACCTGAATGGGAACCCGATTCAGGTTCAGAGATACGAATGCAATTTGATCATTACGAAGCGGCAGAGTGCGGCGACGATTGTACGTGGAATTCGCGTGGCATCCAGTCTGATGCTGCGCTACGGAACGACAGGATTACTGGAGCTACTTCCGGAGACGACCATTGCGGTGCAGCAGCCGGTGCTTCCGGACGGCGGCAACAGCACCGAAACGCTGAACGGAGGATGGCCGGCGTATGAGTTTAGCGATGGATCGGGACCTTTTTCGGGAATCGTGCGGAATCCTAACGGAACTTCGACGGTCCGTCTGACGTCGCGGAGCATTGCGGAGACATCCAACCGGCTTAGTGTCGAATTTCAAGACGAGTCGAACGAATATCAGCAAGACAGTCTGTCGCTCGTAGATGCAGATGATTCGGCGCTCATCGGGTATGAAATCAGCAGCCAATCGACAGCGCTCGGGATCGCCAACTTCAGCCAGGCGACCAGGGTACTGCTGCGACAGTTAGATAAATCGACGGACGGCAATATGTTTGTCGAGTTTCAGACGAGCTTTCGGGCACTGAAAGTTCGGCCGGGCGATATTATCGCGCTTACTTACTTGAAAGAAGGATTCATCCGCGTTCCCTTTCGGGTGGTTAAGTTATCACCCTCTATTAACTATGAGCTAGTTACGGTACTCGCACAGATTCACGATGACGATTGGTATAGCGACAATCCATCCGTATTAGGAGGCGCCGGACGGCAGCCGGGAACTCAAGTGCAGACGCCGAGGCCGCTGATTGGTCTTATAACACATGACGATCCCAGTGGAAACTTTGAGGATTTCGATTTCAGGGTTACGGAACAGATCCAGTCTCAAAGCGATGGGACCGCAACCGACACGCTGACGGTCGCGTTTTCACAGCCCACAAAACCGGCCGCGAATTCCCCGAACTTGCCCCTGCTCAGTCTTTCACCGGGCTATGTGACGGGCAGTGGAAGTATCCAAGGCGGCAGCTCGCTCTATTACGCGGTGACCGCGGTGGACAGCGCCGGTAACGAAGGCGCTCTCTCGTTTACGGTTCCGGCGACTGTCCCGACCGGGAGCGAGATGAACTCGGTTGTTATCAGTGGCCTCAGTTTTCCGGTAACAGCGGCTGCGTTCAATGTATATCGCGGGACCACACCGCAATTGTTGTATCGAATTGCGACGAACCAGCCTCTGAATACAAGCTACATGGATACGGGCGTTGCGCCCCAGCCGATCGGGCCGCCGGATGCCAGCTTCGACCACGCCAATTTTTATTACAGATTCGAGTATGCAGGCCCATATCCTGCGACGATTATTTCTTCGAACACCATCGGCTGGTCGGACATGGCGGCGACTAGCTCGGCTTACAACGGCATGGTGGTGCGAATAATCGAGGGCACAGGCAGAGGGCAGGAGCGAACGATCACAGCGAACGACCAGACAACCTTAAGCGTGACGCCTGCCTGGTCGGTAATGCCCGACGCAACGAGCACATTCGTGATTGCAGAGCCTTCCTGGAGGTTCGGGGCAGTTTCGGCAACAAGCCCGGCGCAATTCCAAGTAGCCTATAACACAGGGAGCGTAGTTGAGATCTCAGGGCGCGGAGCAAACGTCAGCAATCAAGAAGGCACACCGGACCTTTGTCCGCTCACACGTTGGATATTGGGAGGTCAAGCAGCGGACGCGGGCTTGCCTGGGACGCCGCAATTTTCACTTTCGGCGCCCGGCGGCGGTGAATTAGCGCTCTTTGGAGTAGGATTTGACGATCTCACAAATACCAGCTCCGTTTCCAGCGGCACGCTGCAAGTCTTTTCCTGGAACGAACTGAATACACCAAGCACTTACTCGCTCGCGGCTGCTCTAGACGCAAGCAGTACGACGGTGTCATTAGTCACGGTGGCAGCACCGACGACCGGGCAGACGATTCAGATCGATACGGAGCTGATGACAGTATTGTCCGTGGACCCGGCCGCGAATACATACACAGTTGTGAGAGCCGTACTAGGTTCGGCGGCGGCGACTCATAGTGCAGGCGACCTGGTCCTGCATTTGGATGCTACGTCCATAGTGGTAGCATTCGCGGCGAATTTCTTTGAAAATCGAGCGTCGCTCAACTATCTGCATACGGTCAGCATACCCGATGTTCGGATCTGCGCGGCAGAATTCTATGTGACGAACGCTTTTGGAAACAGCCAAGCGCTTCAGACCTGCTACACGTTGCAACCCGATGGCGGACTCAGGACGCTTTCAGGAGGGCAATTCTCATTGCAAGTAAGCGGCTACCTGGCGACCCAACAAAATGCCGCACCTCCGTTACTAATTGAGGCGTCGCACGCGGTGCGAGACATTCGAGCAGTCGTGAACCAGGCTGCCACCGGATACACGATCAGTGTGGATGTCTTGCAAAACGGAGCAGAATACTGCAATGTGTCGATCCAGAGCGGGCAGACAACCTCGAATATCCTAGACGGCGTCGACCTTCCTCCGCTGCAGAGCACGGCAGCTCTCACAATAAATGTCAGTCTGCAGGTCGTTTCCGGATACTCGGGCCAGGTAAGCCCGGGCCGAGATCTAGCAGTAACGATTCGCTTATAAGTTATGGCAGAGCAGATTTATAAACTCAGCCCTCATCGGGACCTGCAATGTTATTTTCTAACACCTTCCGCCATCGCCGCCATGTCGGAAGCGAGCGAATCCGGATTTACAGTGTCCGGGAAGTGGAGACAGCAGTTCGACTGGTGTGTCGTTGAGTGGAACCGCGACAATGTCTTCGAACATCCGGCTCTGCGCTATCTGCCGGACGGCGACCTCAGCGGGTTGACCTTGACATATCAGGAAAGCCGAACGAATTGCATCCCGATTGAGTCAAACCTCGATCCAATTGTCGATTGGAGCAATTTACGCATTTGGGCGACTGACGACAGCGGCGTCGAAAATCTCTATCACATAGACTTTTCGCTGACTAATGCGGCTCCTGTAGCCGGCAGTTATGTGCCGGCTACAGCGACCATGACGTTGACAGCGTCTCCCGGCGTGGGAAACCGCGTAGGGCTGGCCCTGCTCGAGTACCATCACTATTATGTCGTACAAAGCACCGATGGCCTGAGCGATATTGCGCAGGGAGTAGCCACGGCAATCAACGGAAACTCCGATATTATCGGCAATCCGTATTTTACGGCGTCGGTCCAATCCGATGGGGTTTCGATCCAGCTTACCCCAAAATCCAGCGACACTTATTCGGCGGTAATAGGTGCGAACTGTAATCGCGTGACAGTGTACGGGTTCGCACAGAGTACGGCACAGTGCTGGCAGGAATCTGTCGTAATGTTCAGCGGCGGCGCGTTCCCGACCACGTATCAGATCACCATCGATTTCGGTAATCTGGTTGATTCCAATACTCAGGCAGCGGTGCCTACAAATCGGGTCCGAAAACTGCGTTGGACCTGGGCTGCCGATATGCAGCTTGGCAGCTATGAACAGTCAGAATTCCAGGTCGTGATTTCCAACTGGATGGTGACGGGTGATAACCGCGAGTACTCGGTTGCCGGACCAGGTAGCCGTCGGATCGAAGACTCCGATAGCGCTGTGAGTTACAGCGGATCGTCATGGGCGCTGACTACAGGAAACTTCTCTGGCAGTAAGATTCACAGCACGGACACCACAGGCGATAGCTGCACGGTTGTTTATACCGAGACGGCAGCACACGATCTGTACTTAGGAACTCGTTTGCTGGCATCAGGCGCGACGGTCAACGTTTCGATCGATGGACAGGTGACGGCGTTGAACCTGCTGCTGAGCGGAGAAGACGTATTGGTGCGATCGCCGCTTGGAAGCTTCGCGGCGGGCACACATACTGTCCAGTTGACGCACGCAGGCCCGGCGGGGAATTTTCTATATTTCGATTTTCTCGAGATAGCGTATCCCTCCGTGAACTTGCCGGATTTCGAACCGCAGACTCAG